CGAGCAGGGATGGGCGCTCCCCTGAAGGGATCCTGAGTGCCGGTTGGGGGGAGCGCGACGCTCCCCGAACAGGGGAACGCGCCCCTCTGTAGCGTGGGCGCGGTAGGGCCGAGAGCGATTCTCGGCGCGGTTGTGGGAGGCGTGACGCCTCTCGGAACAGCGCACGAATCCCCTCGGCCCTTGTGCATGTGGCGGACCTGGAGGGGAGGACCATCAACCCCGAGGACCCGCCATGGCGTCGATCACCCTACTCGAAGCGGCGAAGATCGCGCTCGCCAACGGCGAGACCAAGCGCGCCGGCATCATCGCCACCTTCGCCCGCGCCTCCGCGTGGCTGGCCAACCTCCCGTTCCGCACCATCCCCGGCAACTCCTACGCGTACAACCAGGAAGGCGTGCTGCCCGGGATCGCGTTCCGTGCGATCAACGAGGCATACACGGCCTCGGCTGGCATCGTGAACCCGGCAGCCGAAGCCCTGCGGGTGGCGGGCGGGGACCTGACCGTCGATCCGGCGCTGGTCAAGATGTTCGGCCCGGACGTGCGCTCGACCCATGAGGTCATGAAGGCCAAGGCGCTCTCGGCCACGATCTCGACCAAGCTGGTCAAGGGCGATTCCACCAGCGAGCCCCGCGAGTTCGACGGGCTCCAGGTGCGGATTCCGCTCGGCAGCTCGCAGCTCGTCGCCGCGGGCACCACGGACAACGGCGACGCGCTGTCGCTCTTCAAGCTCGACCAGCTGATCGGCAAGGTGTCGGGCCCCAACAAGCAGCTCTGGCTGAACAAGACCATGATCCAGCGGATCACCCAGGCCGCGCGCGTCAGCACGGTCGGTGGGTTCGTGGTCTTCCAGCCCGACCAGTTCGGCCGCCAGATCGCCACGTACAACGGCGTGCCGCTCATCGAGCCCTACCCCGAGAACGACGGGACCGAGCCGCTGGCCTTCGACGAAGCCGGCGACGTGGGTGGGACCCCGGCCGGCACCTCGTCGACCTCGATCTACTGCGTCTCGCTGGGTGACGGCTACCTCGGCGGCATCCAGAACGGCGTGATGGACGTACGGGACCTGGGCGAGGACACCGACAGCCCGCTCCTCACCACCCGGGTGGAGTGGCTGGTGTCGCTGGTGGCCGAGCATCCGAAGTGCATCGCCCGGCTCGGTGGCATCAGCAACGCCGCCGTGGTGGCCTGATGCCGACCGCCGCGAGTTTCCCCGCGTGGGTGTCCACCGGTGCCAATCGGCGCCGGGAACAGGACATCCCGGTCGCCGACACCGGTTTCGGATTCGCCGAAGGCGGTGCCGAGGTCACGCAGGCCACCAACCGCTCTACGGGCGTCACGATCAACGCGCTGTGCGGGGCCATCACCACGGACGCCACGTCGCTCGCCGCCGGGGCGGAGGCGTCCTTCGTGGTCACGAACAACAAGGTCGAGGTTGGCGATGTGGTGCTGGTGTGCGCCCGGTCCGGGCAGACAGCGGCCACCTCCATTCCGGTCGTGACTGCCGTGGCGGCCGGGTCCTTCACGATCACGCTGACCAACCTCCACGCCTCGACCGCCGATACCGGGGCGATGATCATCAACTTCATCGTGGCGAAGGCCGTCAGCGCGTAACCGCGCAAGGAGACCAGTCCCATGGCACGGAATCAGAAGGACTTCACCCTCGACGTGAACCTGCAGCTCAAGGATGCCGGCCTCGTCGCCGCCGACGCCGCGGCCCAGGTGTCCAGCGCGGATAAGGTGCTGGATCTCGGGCAGTCTCGAGTGGATGGCCGGGTGATCGTGGATATCACGGCCATCGAGGTGGCGTCCAACGATGAGCGGTATCTCATCAAGACGCAGTTCTCGGACGACAACTTCGCCGCCAGCATCGTGGGCGGGACGGCGTTGGATGTCGGTGTGCTCGAAGTGACCAAGGACGAGGTGGACACCGCCGTGGGCCGGTACGAGCTGCCGTTCACCAACGAGCTCAACGGGATCACGTATCGCTATATGCGGCTCTTCACCGAAGTGCAGGGCACGATCGCGACGGGCGTCAACTTCACCGCCTGGGCGGTCCTGGCGGCCTGACCCATCGCACCGACCGGCGCCGCACGCGCGCCAGGAGGCACCAGTGCTGAAGACCATCGAGGGGAAGTGGGTCCTGTTCGACGCCAAGACCGGTGAGCAGGTCGAACACTGGCCGGTGGACGCCAAGCTGCTGCTCAAGAACGCGAGCCATACGCTGGAGGCCCCGGAGGGCGTCGCGCCGGTGGTCCCGAAGGTTCCGCCCCAGCACGTCGGGGTCCCGCAGGTGCCCGTCGCCACGCTATACGAGGCGAAGGATGGCGAGGAGCTGCCTCCGGGCGTCAAGAAGGGGCGGAAGGAGTGACCGCCCGCGGCGCGCGGTCCGGGTAGGGCGCGGTGCCGATTACCCTCGTCGCCACCGTCGGCTCCGCCTCCGCGAACAGTTTCGTCACGGAGGCGGAGTTCATTGCACGGGCGGCGACTCGCCTCAACGTCCCGACGGGAACGACCGTCACCGGTTCGACCTGTGCGGAGGCGGAGAAGGCGGCGCTCATCGAGGCGCAGCGCGAGTTGAACGTGCTCCCGTGGAAGTCGGGCCGGGTGGACAGCACGCAAGCCCTGGCCTGGCCCCGGGCCTATGCCGAGGACCCGGACGCGCCGTCCCTGCTCGGGACCGTGAGCGCCACGGACTTCTGGTTCGACGATGACGAGATCCCCCAGCGGGTGAAGGACGCCCAGATCGAGCTCGCCTTCGAGTTCATCCGGTCCGGCACCACGGACCTGGCGGCCGCGGACCCGAACGCCGGCGTGATCGAGAAGACCGTCGGTCCCCTGACCACGCGGTGGCAGCCCTACCAGCGGCCGCAGGGGCTCGGCCGGTACCCGCGGATCGTGGCCCTGATCGCCCCGCTGTTGGCGGCGGGCGCGGGGACGCTGGACGTCGTCCGGGTGTGACGTGCTGACCTTCACCCGGGAAACGCAGAGCGCCTTCGACGCGGCCACGGATACGGCGACGCTGGTCACGACCACGATCACCGGCGAGGCCGTTCAGGTCCCGGGGAATCCCCAGCGGTACGCCGCCCTGGGGCTGAAGCTCGACACCATGCCCACGCTCCTGGTGACGCCCAGCGCCTACCCGCTCCGGGCGTATACCGACGAGTTCATCAAGCCGGGTGACACGGTGGAGTGGAATGAGATCCTCTGGACGGTGAAGGACGTGGACCCGATCGCCCCCGATGGGACCGTAGTCTGCGCCTACGTGGTGGTATCGCGATGACCTTCGAGAGCGACATCGACGCGTTCCGCCAGAAGCTCGAGCAGCGGCGGCGCGATCTGTTTGTGGGCGTCGCCGTGGAGACGCTGCGCTCCATTCAGTTGGGGTCTGAGATCACCGGGGCACCGGGCCAGCCGGTGGATACCGGGGTGCTGCGGGCCTCCTGGGGCATCCTGTTCGAGGAGCCGACCGTGGCGCTCATCAGCACCAACGTGGTCTATGCGCCCCTGATCGAAGAGGGGATCGGTCCCCACGGCCCGCTCCAACTCCGGTCCCAGGTCGGGGGGTTTCACAGCGTGCTGCTGACCCAGGCGGGTTTCCCGCGGATCGTCGAGCACGTGGCGCGACAGGTGGGGGCGGCGTGATCGCCCACCGGACCTATCAGCTCGCCATGCGCGCGCGCGCGCTGACCCTCTCCGTCGCCACGACGGGCAGCGTCCAGCTCTCGGCCACCGCTACCGGCTACGCCCGGACCACGGGCTCGTTCCTGACCGACGGCTTCCTGCCGGGCATGGACCTGGTGGGGACGAGCTTCACCAATGCGGTGAACAACGCCGCGAAGACCATCAAGACCGTGTCGGCCCTGGCGCTCGCGTGCGACGGCTGCACGGTGGAGTCGGCGGGGACCCGGACGCTGACGGTCGGGCTGCCGACGATTCGCGAGTGGGAGAACTCGGAGCCCACGCCGACGGCCCCGGTGCCGACCCGGCCCTATGTCCGGGAGCAGTACCTCCCCGGCGCCCCGGCGCGGCAGATCACGCTGGGCCCGCTGGGGCAACTGGAGGCCCTCCCCGTCTACGAACTCCAGCTCTTCCTGGTGCCGAAGCTGGGCATCCTGGCGGCTCGCGCCTACGCCGATGGCCTGCTGGCGCTCTTCCCGCCCCGCTTGGCGTTGAGTGTCCCCGCGGGCGACTCGCTCCAGGTCCGGAGTGATAGCGGCCCATCCGTTCGGCAGCTCTTGCAGGATCCCCGGGGGTGGGCGGTGCTCCCGGTCACGATTCCGTTCCGCGTCCGTACCCCGAACAGCCTCTGAGGGAGCCCGACCATGCCGTTCCAATCCGGTAGCAACCTCCTCGTCGCGCTGAAGCGTGAGACCACGGCGGGCGTCGCGGCCGGCGCCACCGGCGGGACCCGCCTCCGGATCAATGGGGGCCCGGGCCTCACCAAGTCGCGCGCGGTCGTCCAGTCGGGCGAGAAGCGGAGCGACGGCCTCCGGAGCATGGGGCGCCTCGGGTACATCAGCGTGGGCGGCTCCTACGATGCGGAGCTCTCCGCCGGTGGGGGCACCGATATCCTGCTCGAAGCCATCATGCGCTCGGCCTGGGTGGCGGCGGTCACCCGGACCTACGACAACTCGGCCGGGCTCACCAGCCTCGAGGTGACGGACACCAATGAGATCACCCAGGTGGGGACGACCACGCTCGTCGGGGTGGTGTTCGTAGGCGACATCATCTACCTCACCAACATGAGCAACGCCCTGAACAACAGCATCAACCTCCGGGTGACGGCCGTGACGGCGACCATCATCACGGTGGCCGGCGCGCCGCTCACCGTCCAGGCCGCCGATGTCGCCTGCACGCTGACGATCCGCAAGAAGGTGAAGACCGCGACCACGCCCACGAACTACGCCCACACGGTCGAGCAGTACTACACCGACATCGACGTGTCCGAGCAGTTCTTGGGCGTGTACGTGGCCGGCGTCCGGCTCTCGTTCCGGCCGGGCCAGATGGCGCTCGTGAGCTACGC